CGAAAAGGCTGGTACGGCTTTACGTGGCGCGCTTTCTAAATTGCTCAAGCCTTCTAAATCAAATGCTGCAGCAATGAAAGAGCTTGGTTTTACTGTGGAAGAGTTCCAATCTGGCGCTTTAAAACTCCCTGATATCATTGATCGCATCAAGGAATCAACAAAAGGGTGGACAGATGCTGAGAAATCGTCAGCTATTGCTCGTGCCTTTGGCGTTGAAGCTCAAACTGGGATGAATGCCCTCATCAATCAAGGTGGTGACGCTTTGCGTAATCTGACAAAAGAGACAGAAAACGCTCGTGGTTATACGCAAAAACTCTCTCGTGAATTGATGAATTCCTCTAAAAACGGAGTAGAGCGATTTAAGGCTAACTTGGAAGTCTTGCAAATAAATATCGGTCAGAAGTTGCTTCCAACTCTAAGTCCTCTTATAGAGAAGGTGAATCAAGTGATCGATAGTTTTTCTAAAGCGTCGCCAGAAGTTCAAGATTTCTGGGTGAAGGTTGGGCTTGGTGTTGCTGTTGCTTATCCTGTTTTGAACATGTTAGGGAATTTTTCATCTGCTCTTGGTGGTGTTTTTAAAATAGCTGGTAAGGGTGTAGAACTCGTTAAAACTGCTAGAAATATTGCAACCTTAGGAACGACAGCGACAGAGGCTGGAGCAAGTGTTGGTCTACTTTCAAAAGCTGGCAGTTTACTGGGGTTTGCCTTTACTCCTACGGGTGCTGTGGTGCTGGGAACTCTGGCAGTTGGTGGGGCCATCGCTTACTTTGCTGAACAAGCTCGTGAAGCTCATCGCAGGAGCGAGGAATGGGGAACAGCTGTAAGCGTTGAGCAGGCTAGTCAGCTTCAAGAGTTTAAAACCAAGGTAGATGAAGTTAATCATGCTATGACGGACTTTGGTACGGGCGCTGTCGAAGTGAACAAGGTAACGGAATCTGTCAAAAATTTGGTGACTGAAATTCACAAATTGGCAGATGATAATCTGGCCAAGGACATCGATCTAGCCAAAAAACTGGGCTTGAGTGATGAGGCAGTTCAGGCTTTGACCGAACATACTAATCAAGTCAAAGATAATGTGCAACAGATGTCTGATGAGGTCATTAAAATCTATCAGAATGCTGCTGATAATCATCGGCAATTATCCGAAGAGGAAAAATCAATCGTCCTAGCCAATCAGAATGAGCTGATCAATACCCAATTGGAGTTGATGGAGTACTCAGATGATGAGCGCCTCAACATGATGAAGGCTTTTAATGGGCAAGTAGATGAGCTAAATGATGAACAGCTGAAAAAGGCTCGTGGTGTTGTCGAAGAATGGACTAAGGAAGAGAATAAATCCTATAAGGAACGACTAGATGGCTACAAGCAACTGATGGAACAAATTAAGGGTGAGGATGAGAAGTCTGTAAAAGCTCGAGCTGAAATCAAGGCGAAGATGGAGCAACTGGAAGCTGAGCACACTGCTAAGATGGAGGCTTATAGTCGAAAATGGCACGAGATTGAGTCTCGTATTGTTGCAGATGCTTTGAAAAATTCCCCTGCGGAGCAACGTCAAGGAATCTTGAACCAAGTTAAGAAAATGGCAGAAGAGTTAGGCTATACCTATGATGAGATGGCTATTAAATTCCAGACGACATTTTCCAAAATCCAAGAAGGACATAGTATGTGGGCACAGACTACGAACAAGATGTCTGAGACGATGAAGCTGGCGAATACTCAGTGGAACGCCATGGTCTGGGATGAAAAGACTGGGGAACTCAAGACCAATGCTGTAGAGGAAGTTCAAAAAGCTCTTGAAGCAGAAGGGGGATGGGATGCGATGCAGTTCATCCTCAAGGAAGCGAATCTGGAAACCAATGCTCGTCTAACCATCGGGGAAGCTTTGGTAGCAAGTGGTCAGTGGGATAGTCTAAAACCCGAAGAAAAAGAGCTGGTCGTAAAAGGAAAGGCGGCTGTAAGTGCTATCCTTGAGAGCAAGGAAAGGATGAACCAGTGGAACAATCTACCTACTGAAGTCAAGGAAATCCTTGGGAAGAATGAGGGTTTCTTAAGTAGTGCAGAAGGCGCAAAACAAGCCTTGACACAATGGAATTTGATGACGCCTACTGAAAAAGCGCTCACTCTAAAAGACTTGGCTAGTCCAGATATCAAGGTGGTTCAGGGACGTATTGATATGATGACTGGGAAGCAATTGCCGATTGAAGCGATTGATAAAACTGCCAGTACGGTCGAATCCGTTCTCTATGGTGTTAACTCTATTCAGCAAACTAGTCCGATTGATATTAATGCTACGGACCAAACAGGCGAACAGGCTGCATCTGCTTATGCAGGAATTAATGCGATAAGACAAGATAGCCCAATTGGTATTGATGCCACTAATCGAACCCAAGGAGAGGTTTCGGCTGCTAGCAACGCTGTTAATGCAGTGAAGCAGAATAGTCCTGTTGGTATCTCTGCACAGAACAATACAAGTACTGGTATAAATGCTGCTTTAAGTTCCCTTGCTGCTTTACCACAATTTAAGTTTATCGATGTTATTACAAGATTTTTCACTCAAAAACATGCCCACGGTACTAACTATCACCCTGGTGGGTTGGCGGTGGTCAATGACCAGAGAAATAGCACTTATCGCGAAATGGTTACTCTACCTGACGGGCGGAGTTTTATCCCTGAGGGGCGCGATGTGCTCTTGCCTCTTCCTCGTGGGTCTAAGGTCTTGCGAGCTGATAAGACTAGACGTTTGATGCGTGAGATGGGTGTTCCGAAATATGCAGGCGGTGTTGGAATCCCAGCTGATGCCAAATTTATCCGTGAAATGGAACAAGCTCAACGTAATATCACTGTTCAAACTACAAGTGTTCAAAATGGGCAAGATACTGATAAAGTCGTGTCTGAGATGAGGATTCTACGATCAAGTTTAGAAAAATTGCTTACTGCTATCCTTGAAAAGTCGTCAGATGTCTACCTGGACAATGATATTATCTCGTTAAAAACCTATGAGCAACACGGTGCAATTTATGCAAGGGAGGGAATTTAATGTTTTACATGATTATTAACGGTTTTAATACATCTACTATCCCTCACTGCGTTGTGACGGATTTTGGAGAAATCGAGGCCGCCAAACCTCATGCAGAATCAGTAGATGTATATGGTTTGAACGGAAGCTATCGAGTGCTAGATGGCTCTTATGAAAGTTACGAGCGAACGATATCCTTTTATGTACCAAAACTTGTAGATGTTTCAACAATTGTAGATAAATTCCAGCTAAAAGAAAATGTAATAGAATTCAGTTATCAACCTGAATCATATTTCTATGCAGACTTTTCAGGAGCGACCTACAATCGTAACGGAATGCATGCCTGGAAAATAGATGTTAAGCTAATCATGCAACCTTTCCGCTATCAAAAAGATGTAGCGCCTGTGGTGCTGACGGCATCTGGTACAGTCAACAATCCTGGGACGATTTATTCTGAGCCAATCATTGAGCTCGAGGGAGATGGTGACATCTCTCTTACGATTGGTCGGAAAACTATGTATCTTACGATTAAGACCAAGGCTACGATCGATTGCAGGCAGGGCAAGCAGAACATCTACAATGCTACTGGAGCGGTTCAGAATACGCTTCGTAAGCGTGGGGGATTCTTGGAAATCCCTACTGGCAAGGTCGGGTTTTCGTTTACTGGAAATGTCCGAAAAATCACTATTCGACCGAATTGGAGGTATAAGGTTTGATTTATTTAACAAATGGCAACACACCTCTGAATGCTGCTTATGAGGGTAGGATTGTCCAAGAAGATGGTAGTACCTACCAACTGACCTTCCGTTTTCCGACTTCGGATTCCTTATGGGAGAAGCTGAAAGAGGAGGCGTACCTGACGGCTGACGACCTGCATGGTGAGCAGGATTTTGTCATCTTTGAGGTTGAGAAGAAAAATGGCTATATTCAAGTCTATGCCAACCAAGTCTTCACCCTCTTGAATAACTATGTGGTCAATCCGCTCTCTTTGGATAGACAGACTGGTTCGACTGCCTTGAGTCGTTTTGCTGGAAGTATCACTCGTGACAATCCGTTCTCATTTTTCTCTGATATTGAAGATAGACACACTTTTAATATCGATAGCAAGAATGCTATGGATGCGTTCGCGAAAGATAAGCATTCTATTCTTGGCTTGTGGGGTGGTGATCTTGTGCGCCATGGATATCAGGTTCGATTACTTAAAAATGGCGGTTCAGAAAATGAATCGCTTTTTATGTATCAAAAAAACCTATCTAGCTACGAGCATAAGACGTCCACTAAATCTTTACGGACCCGCATAACTTTCATCACAACCATCCGTGGTGAAGGAGAAAATCCAGTAGACAAGCATTATAAAGTGGTTGTCGATAGTCCACTAATCAACAAATACAGTCAGATTTATGAGGATGTTGTAGAGGTCAACGACCAAGATGTGGTGGATGAAGCAACCCTCTTAAAATATGGCAAGCAGTATTTTAAAACAACATTGTGCGATATGCTCGAAGATAGCATTGAAATTGATGTTATCGGTCAAAGTGATGTGCCTGTTCAGATGTACGATGTGGTCACGGTCTTTCATGAGCGTTTCAATCTGGATGTGCGAAAGAAAATCACCAAGTACACCTATTCACCAATGGCAAAGAAGCTGATTTCAATAGGCTTTGGCCAGTTTAAGTCAGGTTTATCCAATATGGTTTCTAACGCTGTCAGTGATGCGGTTAAGAATGAAACCCAGCATTTGCAAGGGTTTGCTACACAACTAGCAAAAGAAATCAAGAATGCTGATTTAGACTTTGACCGAAAAAAAGAAGAGCTAGTCAACCAATTCACAGACGGTCTTAATGCTGCCAAAGCCAGAGCCGAAGAGGTCAAGAGAGAGCTTTCTGACACCATCGACCAGCGCTTCGACAACTTTGACAATGGTCCATTACAAGAAGTCAAGCGAAAGGCTGAGGAAGCCTTGCGAAACGCTGGCGCTAGCACCTCACTTGCCGAAGAAGCCAAGCAGATTGGTCTGGACTCTGTTGCTAAACTTGAAGAATTCAAGAGACAGGCCACGAGCGCTCAGACGGCTCTGTCGGGTGATTTAGATGCTCTGAAACGTACTGTCACAAGTGAGGTCAATCAAGCTTCAGAATATCGCAGAACGACCACAGAGGCCCTTAGTCGCATGACTGGCCAGATGAACGGATTTGCGACGAAATCAGAGGTCAGACAAGATGTGGCTGATCTGACCGAGACATTTGTCGAGCTTAAAACCGATACGAACAATTTGATTTCTGGAGCCAAAAACGAAATCACTTTAGCAAAAACAGAATTCAAGAAAACAGCTGACGGTCTATCTACTAAGATGGCAGCAGTTGAGCGTTACGTTAATCAAGATGCCCAGCGACAAGAAGCCTTACAAAAATACAGTCGTGATGAGAGTGCTCGTCAAGCGACGGCTGTACGTGAGCTGGTCACTCGTGATTTTGTCGGGAAGGCAACCCATCAGGAAGATGTGAGGGGGCTGACAAGGCGATTTGAAGAAATCAATTTGGGGAGTCCAAACTTAGTCATTAATGGCGCTGCAGAGCTAGGAGATAAGAACTGGGGCGGAACGAACGGAAAATGGTTCACAAACCGAACCCATGATTTTTATAAGAACAGCTCTGTTCCACTATTCACCATTGATACGAAAGAAGCTGGATTGTGCCATATCCAGCTGAATCGCTATAATCAACTCAAGAAGAATACGGATTATACACTTTCTTTTACAGGATTTATGTCAGGGAATGTGTCTGGTTTTAGAGTTTTAATTGGCTTGTTATCCAACAAAGACCACGTTTGGAAGAAAACGCTAGACGTCTTCCATCAACGGCTTTCTCCAAACGGGGCTGAGCGGTTCACAGTGACGTTTAACAGTGGGAACTATGATGGTTTTTCTTTGCGTTTTGATAATTTTGGTTCAACTGACGGAAAAAGTGCGACTGTTTGGCTAACTGAAATTGATGTCTACGAAGGCACGATGAAGCGAGCGTATCAGCCTTCTCCTGAAAACAATCAAAACTACGCAGACACAAAGATTTCAGAATACAGAACGACAGTCGATGGTCGATTTACGAATATCACATCTCAGATTGCTGGCAAGGCTAACCAAACAGATTTCCAACGTGTAAGAGAGACAAGCCAGTTATACGAGCGGATAATCGGTCGTAACGAGTCTGACATCTCGAATAAGGTCGCTCGCATGGCTCTGACCAATCAGCTATTCCAAGTTGAGGTCGCAAAGGCTTCAGCTGGTTGACGAAATCTATTTCTTAATTCATTGTTTAAGCGTGACCTTCATCAACGTTATTCAACATATCATGTAGATGACAGTGCTGAGCAGACGCAAGGACAGCTTGCTTTAAGTATAGATGCGAATACGAAATTCAGAGGAGCC